GGGCGGGACCGTCCGGGTCCGACGCGGCCTCCTCGGCGCGGGCGCGGACGACCTCACGGCCGGGCGCCTGGAGGTACGCGGCGGCCGATCCGTATCCGAGGTGGCGGGTCTGGACCTCGACGGCGGCGAGCAGCTCGCGGCGGTCCGTGATCGTCGTCGGGTCGACGGTCGCGAGGCGGGCGTGCTGGAGGAGCGCCCGCGCTGCCGCGTCGCGGGTGCGGTAGTGCGTGCCGGCGTTCGTCCCGTCGACCGTCGTCGCGCTCCAGCGGGGGGAGAGGGACTGCCACTCCTGCGACAGGCGGCGGGCGGTCCCGAGGGCGATAACGTCGTGATACGTGTCGCCGGCGGAGGCGACGACGTACGCGCCGTTCTCGCGGCGGAACCGGAACTCGCGGTGAACTCGCGGGGCGGGCGCCTGCTCGGACGCGGCGCGCTCGGCGGCGACCTCCTCGACGGCCAGCGTCGCGGCGGTGAGGCGCTCGGCGACGCGGAGGCAGTCCGAGCACGTCGCGTCGGCGGTCGTGTCGATCGCGCCGTACTGGAGGTTCATCCCGCACAGGGCGTGATCGGCGGGGGTTCCGTCGATCACGGCGGCGAGGTGGACGACGCGGCGGAGGTAGAACCCGGCGGTCGAGGCGGGGGCGTGGGACGAGGTCATGCCGCTATTCTATGCACGGGTAACCCTCGGAAGATAGGGGGAGGGGCAACTATTTTTCGGCGTGTCGACTACCTGCCGAGGCGAGCGCGAACGGACGCGACGACGGCGGTCTGCGCTCCGTACCGCCGGCCCGTCGGCGACAGCATCCCGCCCGATCCGAGTTCGACCCACTCCTCCGGCGGGTGCGTGCGGGGATGCTTCGTACGGCGGCGCTTCGCGACCTCGTCCGGCGGAGGGGGCGTCGGCTCCGCCGGGTGCCTCGACCCTCGCGGGTGCGCCTCGGCGGGCAGCTCCTCCTCCGTCTCGGCGAGGTCGTACAGGACGCCCCGGAGCCGGGCGTACGCGGCGACCGCCGCCTCCGTGTACGCCGACGCGATCGCCTGCCCGATCATGGCGGGCGCGTGCGCCGTGAACGCCCACCCGGGGCACGTTCCGGGCATCGTGAACCGGAGGCGCCCGTCGTCGAGCCGGCGGACGGTCAGGGTCAGCTCGGCGGGCTCGTGCGCTCGTCGGCCGGAGGTTGGCACCGGTTCAGCTCCTCGGGGCAGTCGGGAGGGTTTCGTTCGCGACGGTGCTCGACCTGCCCCGACGGACGCCGAGGAGCCGAGTCACGAGCCACACGTACGCGTCGAGGCGGCCGGGGGACTGCTGCCCCTCCGTCCAGGTCGTTAGCTCCAGCTCCAGGAGGGGGAGGGTTCCGACGTGCGAGACCTTGTTCGTCTCGACGGCGACGGCGACGGGGGTCGCCCGGAGGCGCTTCCCCACGGTCGCGGTGACGCCGTGCAGGCGGGCCGGTAGGGCGGAGGTCGTCGCGTCCAGCAGCCCGCGCTCGACCCGGTCGAGGACCTCGCCGAGCTGGAGGAGGTCGCCGGCGTCGGCGGAGACCTGCTCGACGGGGAGGCGCTGCTCGACGGACGCCCACCGGATCGCGGCGCGCTGGAGGAGTTCGTCCCGCCCGATCGGCCGGCCGGTCGGGCGGCCGGTGAACGGGTCGAGGGCGCCCTCCTGCTCGACCTCGTCGAGGGTGCGGGCCTGCCGGACGATCCGCTCCCACGCCTGGACGAGTTCGTTCCGGAAGGTCTGCGGGACGAGGTTTTGCTCCCACACCAGCTCGTCGGACGCGGTGTCGAGGACGAGGAGCCACGCGGCGCGGGTCCACTCCGCCGAGGTCATGCGGCGCGACCGGTCGTGCGTGACGTATCCGCGCCCGTCCTTCCCCCGGTACCCGGCGACGAGCCCGGCCTCGTCGGACCCGCCCGAGGCGGGGTCGACGGCGACGACACGCAACGTCGACGGGCCGATGTAGTCGGCGGGCCGGCGGTTCCGGACGATATGCGCCTCGGCGAACACGGCGCCCTCCGGCGGTGTCGGGTGCTGCTGATACAGGGAGCCCCACGCGGTCTCGCCGACCTCCAGGCGGCGGAGCTGCCAGTCCTCGGGGGTGCGGCCTCGGGCGGACTCCAGCCACTCCCCCGGCTCGCGTCCAAGACTGTCGGGCAGCCACCCGCCGGCGAGGTTGCCCTCGTCGTCGAGGCGGGGCGCCTCCGCCTGCGCGGGGATCGAGACGAACTCCCACCGGCGGAGGTCGGCCGGCAGGGCGCGCTCCTGCCCGAGGACGTACCCGTACAGGTCGTCCGGGTGCCACCGTGTCTGTGTGAGGACGATGAGCGCGGCGGACGGGAGGCGGGGGACGGCGACGTTCTGCCACCACGCGAGGACCTTCGCCCGGTGCTCGGGGGAGTCCGCCTGCTCGCGATCCTTGTACGGGTCGTCGACGAACAGGGCGTCGAGCGGCTTACCGGTCCACCCGCCCCGCATCCCGTAGGCGATCAGTCCGCCCGTGTGCCCGGCGATCGAGAATCGGGAGACGCTCGTCGAGTCGCCCCGGAGGCTGATCCCGAGGAGGTCCTCGGCGAGGGGGCGCGGGTTGAGCACGGTCCCCGAGCCGTACGCGGTGATGAAGTTCCGGACCTCGCGGGAAAACGTCGTCGACACGTCCGCCTCAAACGACGCGATCCCGATCCGGAGGTTCGGGTTCCGGACGAGCAACCACAGCGGCGTCGCGATCGTGAGCCGGCGCGATTTGCCCTCCTGCGGGGGGGCGGCGACAGCGAGACGGGCGGACTCGCCGCGTTCCATGCGCTCGACGGCGCGGAGGACGGCGTCGTCGATCAGGCGGAGCGCGGGAGTCTCGACGGTCGCGAGGGGGTCGATCGCGGCGGCGAGCGCGCCGGGCGAGGGATAGCGGGTGCGGCGCCGGCGTCGGGCGAGTTCGCGGGCGACCCGTTCGGCGACGGCGACCCGCTCGTGCGCGGGGAGGTCGCGGGTCGCGGTCTCCAGAGCGAGCCGGAGGCGTTCACGGTCGACGGCGGGGGCTGTCACGCGGCGGTCGCCCCCGCGATCAGGGCGACGGCGACGGCGGCGACCGCGTCGGCCGCGTCGACGTACCCGCCGGCCCGGTCGATCAGGAGCAGAGCGGCGAGCAGGAGCAGGAGGGCGACGGCGGCAGCGGTGAGGGCGCGCCGCACCCGATACGCCCCTCCCCCTCCCCGCACCCTCGCGACAGTACCGGCGGCGTTACTCACCGGCACGACGGCGTCCGGACGCGGCGCCGGCGCGGGTCGTCGTCGGGCAGCATCCGAACCTCGCGGGGCGAGTACGTGCGCGCCTCCAGCCAACAGGCGAGGCAGGTCGTCGGGACGATCGTCCAGCAGCCACACTCGCCGAGGCAGGGGTACCGCCCGAGGGGCTCGGACTGGACGGGCTCGCCGTACGGGCAGCGGTCAGGCATCGCGGGCGCGGGTCTCGTCGTCGACGTGCCGGCGGTAGTCGCGGCCGGCCCACGCGGCGGACGACGGTCCGGTGACGATGCACTCCCACCGGCCGCACGCGCACACGATCGCGACGGACGACCCGTAGTCGGTGCGGGTGACGGCGTGCCCGTCGGCGTACAGCTCCTCGTGGACCTCCTCGGGCAGGAGTCCGCCCGAGGTTCGGTGCCGGGCGTCGGCGGCTGCCGTGATCGCGGCGGTAATCGCCCGGAGCGGATCGGCGCGGGCGGTCTCCAGCTCGGCGCGGCGGGCGGCGTCGCCCTCGGGATCGGTGCCGAACCCGGCGTCCGTCCAGTGAGTCACGCGAGGAGGGTAACCCCCCGGATAGCTAGAGGGGGGCTCCGCCGCGAGCGCGGACGGCGAGCCCCCGGAGCCACTCCTCGACCTCGCCGAGGGCGACGATCCGGAGCACGGACCCGTCGGGCAGCGGCAGCTCGGCGGCGTCAAGCTCGGCGGAGGCGAGGTCGGCGATCCGGTCGAGCAGCTCCGCCTCCGGACGCGAGACCGCCCGGGGCTCCGTTGTGACGGAACTCCGGGCGGTCTGCGGATCGGGCATAGGGCGGAGGCTACCGGTCGACGGGCTCGTCGGCCGGGTCGTCCAGCAGGGCGAGGGCTCGTCGACTGCCGTACGCGGCGATCGCGGACCCGGCCGCGAGGACGACGGCGAGCCCGCCGAGCCCGAGCGCGAGCAGCTCCAGCAGACCGGCGGTCGCGACGACGACGACCGCCTCGGCGGTCAGCACAGAATCACCTCCCCTCGCGGCCACGGGATACGGGGCTGCTGCCCGCGCCCGTTCCACGCCACGGCCCACCCGTCGACGACGAGCTGCTCGACGAGGTCGATCGAGGCGCCGTCCGGGCCGGCGTAGACGAGGCGGGCGAGCTTCCGTCCGCCGAACTTGTCGTCGTCCAGGTCGACGAGGACGACGGGCGTCCCGGCCGGCAGACGGGCGGCGACCTCGTCGCGGGTCTCGATCCCGCCGGGCTCGTCCAGCTCCAGGCAGGCGGCGCCGAGGAGGCGCACGTTCCACCGGGAGTAGTCGGAGCCTCCCCGGTGGACCCACACGGTCACGGTGTC